TGGTCATGCTAAAAAAGATGAAGCATACAGAAATGATATGACTAATTTTGGTATATTAATGGAAATTAGAGGTATAGATAAACCATTTGATTGGTCAAGAAAAGCAGTGGATAAATTACAACATGAGGGTGTAGGAATGTTTTATTCACCATCACAAAGAGTTCCATCTAAAACATCAGAAGGTGATTATGTAGAATGTCATGTTGTAGATAGTATAGACATTTTATATGATGCAATTGGAGATTATGCAATACACATTGAAGATTTTATTAATGATTTAGAAAAAGTATTTCCAACATTAGGTAAAGATTGGGGCATTTATATGCCTGAAGTAAAATATTTATCACCAGAACCATTAGTTAATTACAATGATTTAAGTCTTACTAGGTTTCCTAATGTACATTTTGTAGGTGATGCATTATCAGCAAGAGGCATAACAGTATCAGGAGCACAAGGAACATTAGTAGCAGAACAGTTATTAATATTAAAAAAGGAGATAAATGATTTTTTAGAATGGGCAGATGAGCCAGGATCTTGGTCTGAAGAAGATGATAAAATCTATACTATAGGTGGTTTAACTAATGATAAAGAAGGATCATTTATGAAATTTGTAAAAAATAAAAATAAATAATATGACTAATTTAACAAAAAAAGATAAAGAAAAAGCTTTAGCAGAAGAAATACAAAATATTAAAAAATGGTATAATCCTAAAGCTAAAGTTAGAAGAGTAGCTAAAATTGAAGAAGATGGTTCTAAAACTATAGCTCTAGCCTTACAAATGGGTGATAGAACAGTATTTCATAGTGAAGAAGGTCCAGCTTTAATTAATAAAGAACAAAAAATAAAAGAATATTATTTAAATGGAATTGAATTTACTTATGATGATTGGAATGAAATAATGAAGGGTAAAGAGGGATTACCATGGTATAAAAAACCAGCACCTAAAGGACAAAACCATAGAAATTAAGAATATGAAAATAGGATTTTGTGGAACAATGAGTGTAGGAAAAACTACACTAGTAAATGCTTTAAAAGAATTACCTGAATTTAAAGATTATCATTTTAGAACAGAACGTTCTAAACATCTAATGGACTTAGGTGTACCATTAAATACAGATAGTACTTTAAAAGGACAATTAGTTTTTGCTTCTGAAAGAGCAGTTGAATTAATGCAAGAAAAAATTATAACTGACAGAACAGTTGTTGATGTTATGGCATTTTGTGAATTATCTAAATCAATGGAAGCACATGAAAAACATTATTTAAGTGCTACTTTATATTATCTTATAAAAGAATATGATATTTTATTTTATGTTAGTCCTGAGGGAGTAGAAATAGAAGATAATGGTATTAGAGAAACAAACGCAGAATATAGAGATGCAATTGATAAAAAAATTAAATCAATTGTGAGAATGTTTAGAGGTAATACTATTACAATTAGTGGTACTGTAGAAGAACGTATAAAACAAGTTAAAAACGCAGTAGCTCAATATGTATAACATATAATATGGCTCAACCAAATATAAAACAAATCATAAAACAGGAGTACATTAAATGTGCTAAAGATCCTGTATATTTTATGAAAAAATACTGTTGGATTCAACACCCAACAAGAGGTCGTGTACAATTTAATTTATATCCTTTTCAAGAAGGTACTTTAAGATTACTTCAAAAACATGATAGGAGTATTATTCTTAAGTCTCGTCAGTTAGGTATTTCTACTTTATCCGCAGGTATTTCATTATGGATGATGATTTTTCAAAAAGATAAATCTATACTTGTAGTCGCAACAAAACAAGATACAGCAAAAAACTTAGTAACAAAGGTAAAATTTATGTATGATGAATTACCTTCATGGTTACAAATTGGATTTACAGAAAATAATAAATTAGCATTACGACTAAAAAATGGCTCTCAAATTAAAGCAGTATCTGCAGCAAGTGATGCTGGTAGATCAGAAGCAATTTCTTTATTGATTATTGATGAGGCTGCTTTTATTGAAACAAATAAAATAGATGAAATTTGGGGTTCATCACAACAAACACTATCAACAGGGGGTAGAGCAATTGTACTATCTACACCAAATGGAACAGGTAATTTTTTCCATAAAATGTGGACTAAAGCAGAAGAGGGAACAAATGGATTTGTTCCTATTAAACTACATTGGTCAGTACATCCAGAAAGAAACCAAGAATGGAGAGATAAACAAGATGATGAGTTAGGTTTAAGAATGGCAGCACAGGAATGTGATTGTGATTTTACAACATCAGGACACACAGTTTTTGAAAATGAACTTATGAAATTTATTGAAGAAACTAACATATGTAATCCCTTAGAAAAAAGAGGTATAGAAGGAGGATTACATATTTGGGAATATCCAGATTATACAAGAAAGTATATAATAACAGCCGATGTTGCTCGTGGTGATAGTAAGGATTATTCTGCTTTTCATATTATAGACATTGAAGAGTCTAAACAAATAGGTGAATTTAAGGCACAAATTGGTACTAAAGAATTTGGTCATATGTTAGTTGCAATGGCAACTGAATATAATAATGCATTATTGGTAATTGAAAATGCTAACATAGGTTGGAATACAATTCAAGTAGTAATAGATAAAGGTTATAATAATTTATATTATTCACCTAAAGGAGAAGCAGCAACAAATGCAGATGCATTTTTAGCTAAAGGATATGATATAACAGATACAACAAAAATGGTACCTGGTTTTACAATGTCAATGAAAACAAGACCATTAGTAATAGGAAAATTAGATGCATATTTAAAAGATAAAGCAATTACCATTCAAGGAAAAAGAACATTAGAAGAAATGAAAACTTTTATTTGGTTAAATGGAAAACCAGAAGCCCAAATAGGATATAATGATGATTTAGTAATGTCTTTAGCAACAGCATGTTATGTAAGAGATACAGCACTTAAATTTGCTCAACAAGGATTAGATATAACAAGAGCCACAGTAACAAATTGGCAACGAGATACTACTCCAGGTATTTTTACTGGAGGTATAAATAAGAAAAACACAGGATGGACACAAAATTTAGGAGAACAAGGAGAACAAGATTTGACTTGGCTTCTTGATTAATATGTATTAAAAAACAACAAGATGGCACAAGATATTAGTATTTTCACAAGATTAAAACGGTTATTTTCAAATGACGTTATCATTCGTAACGTTGGGGGAAAACAACTTAAAATTATGGATACAGGTAGGATCCAAAAATATGGAAACCTAGCAACAAATTCACTCTACGATAGATTTACTCGTATGCATAAACCTGTAGGATCTTCATTACAGTATAACCCTACGTTAAATTATCAGTCAATGCGACTACAGCTTTATAGTGATTATGAAGCTATGGATCATGATCCTATTATTGCATCTGCTTTAGATATTATAAGTGATGAAACAACTACAAGAAATGAATATGGAGATGTTTTAAAAGTAAATTCTTCAAACGAAAATGTAAGAAAGGTATTACATAATTTATTTTATGATGTTTTAAATGTAGAATTTAATTTAGCTACATGGGTTAGAAATATGTGTAAATATGGAGATTTTTATTTAAAAATGGAGGTAAGTGAAAAATTTGGTGTTTATAATGTTATTCCTCTTTCAACTTATGAAGTAGTAAGAGAAGAAGGAACCGACCCTGACAACCCATCTTATACTCGTTTTACAATGGACCCAAATGGTTTAGCTAGTGGTGCAACCAATACAATTAGACGAGACCAATTTACATTAGAAAATTATGAAGTTGCACACTTTAGATTACTTACAGATTCTAATTATCTTCCTTATGGTAGATCTTATTTAGAACCATCTAGAAAAGTATTTAAACAATTAATGTTAATGGAAGATGCTATGTTAATTCATAGAATTATGAGAGCACCTGAAAAAAGAATATTTTATGTAAATGTGGGATCTATTGAATCTTCACAAATAGAAACATTCATGAAACAAACCATGAATAAAATGAAAAAAACACCTCATATAGACCAAGCAACAGGAGATTATAATATGAAATTTAATGTTCAAAATATGACAGAAGATTTTTATATACCTGTTAGAAATAATGACACATCAACTCGTATTGATACTACAAAAGGTTTAGATTATGATGGAACAACAGACATTGAATATTTAAAAAATAAAATGATGGCTGCTTTAAAAATTCCAAAACCATTTTTAGGTTATGAGGAAGGAGTAGAAGGAAAATCAACACTAGCAGGTATGGATATCCGTTTTGCTCGTACAGTTGAACGTGTTCAAAGAATTGTAGAATCTGAATTAACTAAAATTGCATTAGTACATTTATATTCACAAGGTTTTGATGATGAAGATTTAATTGATTTTAAATTAGAATTAACTGTACCATCAATTATTTATGAACAAGAAAAAGTTGAATTATATACTTCTAAAACAGCTGTAGCTCAACAAATGATAGATAGTAAAATAATGAGTAAAGATTGGGTTTATGAAAATGTATTTGGTTTATCACCAGATCAATATAACCAACAAAAAGAAGAAATTCTTGAAGATTCAATGAATACTTTTAGACTTAACCAACTTGAAAATGAAGGAAACGACCCAGTAGAATCAGGTATTTCTTATGGTACTCCTCATGATTTAGCATCATTATATGGTAATAAAAGAGATAAATCAGTAGGACCAGCTCAAATACCAACAGGATATGATGAAAAAGACCCAGGTAGACCAGTAGAACGACCTCAAAGATATCAATCTGATAAAAGTAACTTTAGTAGAGATCCATTAGGAAAAACAGGATTAGCTCCAGATAAAGTAGAAAAATTATCAGATGGAAATAAAGTTTCAACACTTGAGGCAGCACAACTTAAAAAATCTCTTCAAAAAATTCGTAATAAAAAACAAATTTTAAAAGAAAAAGATAATAAGGGAATGTTATCTGAAAAAAATATTAAGCCTCAGGAATAGGTCTATATTTATATACGATAAATTCGAATTTATAAAAAATGAAAGTAAAACATTCTAAGTATAAAAATACTGGAATATTATTTGAGCTTTTAACTAGACAGTTAACCTCTGATACTATTGCGGGAAACCAACCAAAATCTCTGTCTTTTTTAAAAAAACATTTCAATAAAAAAACAGAATTATTAAAAGAGTATAAAATATACCATACTCTAGCTACTCAAAAATATAATAAGGACAGTCAAGCTACCATGTTAATTGAAACATTAATAGAAGCACATGAAAAATTAAATAAAAGCCAATTAAGAAGAGAAAAATATAATTTAATTAAAGAAATTAAAGACACATATAATGTAAATAATTTTTTTAAAGCTAAAATCACAGATTATAAAGTAATGGCATCTATTTTTAATTTATTAGAAAATAAAGAAGCTACACCTTTATCTATAGTTAGTTCTAAAACAACTATCTTAGAACATATCACAGGAAAACAATTATCCAATAATAAAAAGAATGTTGTTTTAGAAAATTTTGATAAACAAGATAGAGATACAAGATTACTTACTTATAAAGTTTTACTTGAAAAATTTAATGACAAATATAGTGGTTTACAAGATAACCAAAAAACATTACTAAAGGAATATGTTAATAGCGTTACTAACAGTCCTGCTCTTAAATCTTATATCAACCAAGAAATTAAAGAAGTTAAAAAAATACTTACAAAATATTCTAAAAAAGTTGAAGATAAAGCAATAGAAATAAAATTACAAGAAACAAAAGATCTTATTAAACCATTATCTAAAAAATCATCTGTAAATGATGATAATGTTATTAACTTACTTAACTATTATGAATTAGTAAATGAGTTAAAAACAATCCATGGTTAGTCTTTTAGATATATATAATATAAAAGAATCTTCTTTTAGTGAATTAAAAAAAGATAGAAATCCCGCTAGAGGAAATAAAGGCAAAACAGATGCAAAAGATTATTATCTTGTAGATGAACCTGCAGATTCAGAAACAGGAAATATAAAGTCTAAAGTAGTATATAAACGTTCTTTTGGTAAAATGGTAGCAGATTTAGAAGCAGAAGCAATTGATTTTAAAAAACTATCAGATGAAAACTCAGATGATATGGTATTATATAATTTATCTGAAGAATTAAAAGAATTATATAATAAATTTAGGACACATGTTAGAAAAAAGTATCCTGAAGAATATAAAAAAATACAAGAAAAAGAAATAGATGAAGCTAATGTAACAGGAACAGGAGCTTCGTTTAGTGCAGGAAATAGTATGACTTATGCTACACCTTTTGCATTTAAAAAAAAACGTAAAAAAGAAAACTAATATGTTATTAACAGAATATAGACCATTTCAAGTAGATAAACAACTAGCAGAACAAGCTATTAAAGCAAATAAACCTTTAGTAGTATCTGGTATTTTACAACGAGCTGAAGCTAAAAATCAAAATGGTAGAGTTTACCCTACAGAAATTTTAAAAAGAGAAGTTGAAGAATATATGAAGGGCCCAGTAACTGAAAATAGAGCAATGGGTGAATTAGATCATCCAGAAAGTTCTGTAATTAATTTACAAAATGTTTCTCACACAATTAAAAGATGTTGGTGGGATGGAGATGATGTAATGGGAGATGTAGAAATATTAAGTACACCTGCAGGAAATATATTAAAAGCATTATTTGCAGCTGGTATTACAGTTGGTATTTCATCTCGTGGTATGGGTTCAGTAAAAGAAAACATGATGGAAGGTACAGTTGAAGTACAAGATGATTTTGAATTATTATGTTGGGATTTTGTTTCAACTCCCTCTACACATGGGGCATTTATGGCACCTAAAACTAATGTAAGTCTTAATGAAATTAAAAATAAATTACCTGAATATAAATACACTAATGTAAACAATATTGTTCGTGATATTTTATGTGATAATACAGGTGTTTGTAGATTATAATAATTATGAAAAAAATACAACTAACAGAACGATTTCAACAATTAGCAGGTATTAAACCTTTATACGAGCAAGATGCCCAACCTTTAATAGAACCAATAAATAAACTTCACGTTGATGAAGTCCTATTAGACGATTTAGATTTTGAAACACTTAAATCAGCTTTCCCTGGATATTACCAAAATGAAAAATTTACACGTCCCCAAACAGGCGAACCTTATTATAGCGATAGTATTTCATTTCCTAATTTAGATGATAGCATGAGTCAAATAGGAGATCCAGAAGCATTAGAAGATTGGAAAGATAAAGTAAGAAGACGATTTGGAGACGTTATAATTAAATTTAATGATAAAGCAAAAAATTGGTTTGACAAAGTATTTGTAGATGATGATGCATTTAATGCTGCAAGAGATAGATTTATTAGAGGAAAAATGTCAGCTATGCAAAGAGACCAAGAATTAGGTAGAAGTATAGATTAAAAAAAGTTATGTTAAAAAAAGAGTTTAAACAAAAAGACGTAAACAGAGCTCGTAATTTAATTATGGGTAAAACTGACGCATCTACAAGTACACAAATAGGTTATAGTACTAAACAAAAAGACTATAAAGAGGGTGATGTTTGGACAGAAGGAAGAAAAACATGGACTATTAAAAATGGTATAAAACAAACTATTTCTAAATTAGATAAAATTAAAAAAGAAGTATTTATGCCCTTATGTTGTCCTGAATGTGGTAATGTAATGAAAAAACGTTTAGATAAACCTCACTATAGAATTAATAAAAAATGTTATGATTGTGTTATAGATTTTGAAGGTAAATTAATAGTTCGAGGAGAATATGAAGACTATAAAAATAAATTAAAAGGAAAAAATAGTATTGATATTTTAAATGAATTAGAATCAACTTTATTATCTGCAGTAAATGTGTCTAATTCAAACTTTGTATCAGAAGATGGTGTTGTTGAAAAATGGGTAGGAGGTATAGATAAAGAAAAATTCACTGAAGAAATAAAAACAGCAGCTAAAGCTAAAAGAAAACACATAAATAAACAATTAAATGACTAAGCGACAACTTAGAGAATTAATTAGAAATGCTATAAAAGAATACATGGGTACTGGATCTAGTGGGGGAAATGCTGGTGATGGTAATAGTATACCTTCTCAACGTATGGGCGGGGGATCATTTGCTGATGATGAATCAGAAATGGAATATTATAACAATAAAAATGTAGGTTATGGAGCTATGGGGAACCATACAAGTGGTATGGAAAAACAACAACCTATAGGAAATCCCAATAGAACAAGAAATACAAGATTCTAGCAAAAAAATTTGGTTTTTCCAGATTTTTTTTATATGTATGGCAAACAATAAAGGTTACAAAAACAATTAACTCCTATGAGAGATTAAAAAAACATAAAGTACTAAGGTACTTCAAAAGCACAAGAACGGTAGTCAGCTGTTCTCGTTTTCAACTAATTAAAATAAATATTAACTAAAAACAAAATTATGAAAAATTTAATTATGACACTAGCTGTAGCAATTCTAACGACATTTGCAGCATCAGCTCAATTTATGGTAGTTACTACTGTAAACACTCCTGATAGCGATATGAACGAAGAATGGGGTACAACAAACTTTACTGACAACATTGGTATCGGGTATATTTACAACGATAAATGTGTTGCTGGTATAGTAAAATCAGGCGAAGATTACGATCTATGGGGACGTTACCTATGGAACGCAAACTTGTTTGTTTCGGTTCAAGCACCAACAGAAGAATTATTAGACAACTTAACAGTTGGACTTGGTTATTCTTTTGATGTGTGGAAAGGACTTCACGTTGAACCTAACTATAGTATGGGTTTAAATGAAGATGAAAATGGTGAAAGAGATGGTACTTTCAATTTAGGTTTATCTTATAAATTTTAAACTAGGTATTAATTAAAAAAAGTCCTGGTAACAGGCATTAAAAAAATGGAAAAAGTATTTTCAATAGTAAGTGGATTTTTAGGTGGATTAGGAGCATTATTTATGGCTTTAATCCCAGTATCAATCCTTTGGTTCGTTTTAACAGGCGGATATGTATTTGGAATGGATGTAATTGCTAACCTAACTTCATTAGTAAATGGATTTGGTAACGGTGGTTTCGTAGGATTAGTAGT